CCTCTACCTCATACCGATACGTTCCTTCCTGGCCGCCCCTGAGCGGCTGCCCCGTATCGCTAGAATTGTGGGTTACGGGCTTAGGCTATCTCTAGCCCAAACTCCTCTTCGTCTTCTGTGACGGGCTGGCTGAATAGGGGCATGTCGTTGTATTGGTCTTCGTCGACAGCGGCCATGTTTTTAACCGCCTGCCGGTAGTAGCTTGGCTTTAGTTCGATGCCGAGACCGAACCGATTCAACTGCACCGGCACGTAAACCTCAGAGCCGACGCCCATGAAAGGGGTCAGAACGCGCTCGCCAGGATTACTCCACAAGACCACGGCTCGCTCGATGACGTCTAATTGCAACGGGTGGACGTGCTTCTCGTCCTCTTCGTCGCGGGATTCACGGAAGGGCAAAACGCGGTCAAGCCGCACGTCGTCCCAAAACGCTGAGGCGTACTGCCGCCATATCCAATGACTGAAACGGTTCTCAATCTGAGGGCCATTCCAGTCCTTGTATTTGAGGACATCGGCGGGCATTTGACGGGAACCGGCATAGGACTTGAGTCCGGCGGGGTGGGCGACGGGCACGGGGTTGTCACCGTCTCGACGAAAGACAAGCAGATAATCGGCCGCGGCCACGCTGCACCGGCTCGAATCCTCGACAATGGTCTGATGGGCCAACCCTTTCTTCATCGTCCGATTGCGGACGGTCAACGGCTCTTTCCAGACGTGATAGCGGGCGGTGTAGCTCCACCCGTTGCGCTCATGCAAACGAATGATGTCGCCGGGGAAGTCCATAAAGGAGTCCGACCGGCCGTTATTGGAGCGCGGCACGTCCATGCAGTGAACGGCGGTCATACGGCCGGGCATGGTCAGGCGGTGGATCTCGCGGATGACGTACTCATAGTGTGTCATGAATTCACCATAGTCGCGGCTATTACTCAGGTCATGCTCGCTACTGCTGTACTGGTAAAGGCCGGCGAAGGGCGGCGAATAGACGGAGAAATGAATCGCGCCATCGGGCAAATTGGGCATGACTTCCATGCAGTCGCCACAGTAGAGCGCGTAACGGTCGGTAATCATCTGGTCTAGGATAGCCATTGGGGAACCTCCATAGGGGCGGTATATGACTGGGAACGGTCAATAGAAATACTGTCGTTCATGTGGGCGACGAGTTCGGTAAACATCTGCGCGGCGGCGTCCGCCTTGCGCTGTAGGCTGTTTTGGACTTCTACCTCACCTTCGGTTGATACGATGTCAACCGTGACGGGGCATTGTTGGCCGAATCGCCAGCAACGGCGGACGGCCTGGTAGTATTGTTCGTAGGAGTGGGACGGGAAGAACGTCAGATGATGACAATGCTGCCAGTTCAACCCCCACGCGCCGATCTTGGGTTTCGTCACAATGACGCGGGTTTGCCCGTCCGAGAACCGGCCGAACTTGGCTTCTTTGTCGTCATCGTCGTCTTTGCCGCTAACCTGTTCGGCGTCGGGGATGAGGCGCTGTAGCATGTCGCCCTCATCATTCATGTGACACCACACGACGGCGGATTGCCCGGTGTGGTTGACCAATTCGGCAACCATCTCGCAGCGCTCGCGGATAGTGCGCCGCCGCTCTTCGCGCTGCTCCTGGAGACCGATGGCCGGCAAGGTGAAAAGCATACCGGGGCGCGGGGCGCGGGCGGATACGATATGCTTCTGAATGAGCAGCGGCGGCAAGTTAAAGCCGTCATCGGCAAAGCCTAGATCGGACGGCTTACGCAAGGCGCGCGCCCATGATGCGACCCACCGCCAGAATTGTTGCTCGGCGTGGCCCTTGAAGCGCCATCCGTCCTCATCGTCGCGCCAGCGCCCGCGCATCTGCCGAGCCGTGCGTTTCTTGTTGGTGAAGAAACGGCCTAGCATGTCCATGTAGCCCAGATAGCCAAGAGCCTCCGAGGACGTTCCGAGTTCGGTGTAGTCGTTTGGGGCGGCTGTGGCCGTGCCGAGTAGACGGTATTCCTTGCGGCGCATGAATTCGGTTATCTCATTGCGGCGCACGCCGTCGAAACTCTTGAGGATGCTAGACTCATCACAGACGACGCCGCCAAAGCGGTCAGCGTCAAACAGGTGCAACCGCTCGTAGTTCGTGATGACTATCTCGGCGGCTATCTCTCCCCGATGTGACCGCGCGGCGTCGATGCCAAAGCGCTCAGCTTCGCGGATGAACTGCGGGGCAACGGCCAACGGAGTCAGGATGATGACTGGCTTGCCGGTCTGCCGGGCGACGTTTTGCGCCCATACCATCTCGATCAACGTCTTGCCCATGCCACAATCGGCAAAGACGGCAGCGCGTCCCTTGCGCACTGCCCACTCGACTAGAGCGGCCTGAAAAGGGAACAGGTAAGACGGCATGTGTATAGGCTCAAATCCATACCGGCCTCCTAATTGCGCCTTATTTGTGATAAATTCGTCGTATTGCACGAGACCCTCACCTCAATTTTGCCTAAATGTTGGCAGTCATGGCTTTATTGGCGCGGCATGGCGGCCGGCTCTTCTTCGGTCAGATGCCGCTCGATAGCGATCTCCACTTCGGCCGAAACGGTGCGCTTGTTGCGCCGGGCGAGACGGCGCAAACGCTGGGCGACAGAGGCAGAAACCCAGGGGGTGATCCGCTCCTTGTCGCTATCCTCTTCTTCGACGGGTTCAATTAACTGGTTGTCTTTCACTGCGCTTTACTCCTGAAAGGTGTGTTACCTAGTACCAAGTATAAACGTACTAGTACTAAAAGTCAAGGGGTTAGGCGCGGGTTTCATCCCCACATTATAGCACTAGAACGCCCTTTCTAGACGTGGTATAATCCTGTCATCCTCTACCCCAAGCGGCGGGGCAGCCGCCAGGCTCAACCCCGCCGATTTTGCCTAGACGCCCGCGCTCCCCAAACGGCGCGGGCGTTTGGCGTCTAGCACACTTATTCTATGGCGCGGCGCGGCGGGGGTGCTACACTGCCGACGGAGGTTAACCCCATGAAAAGCACCCTGCTCAAAGCGATCTTGGTGTTCGCCATCGCCGCGCTGATTGCCGTTTTTCTTATCCGGTGGCAGGGCGGCAACGACGCCCCGGCCCGCCCGTCCTCTTCCACGCGCCCGGCATCCACTACGTCAACGCTCAGTATCGGCAGTGGCAGCGGTAACGAAGTCAGCCGCGATTTCACTGTGCCGCGCAATTGCGCCCGACAAGAGTTATCTTACCGGGGCACGCAGACCGACGGCAGCGGCGGATTCATTAACTTCCGCGTCTATGATGATACCGGCTTCCCCGCCGGTTCAGTCGGCCCCGTCGATCTGGACGAAGAACAATCCGGTGCGGCGCTATGGACGCTCGACGCGGGCACGACGTACAGCATCGAAGTTACCGCCGATGGGGCAGAGTGGTCGTATACGCTTAAGTGCCGATAGCCCCGCGCCAGTCTGGGGAGGTCGCCCGACCGCCGCTCTATACTCTGCCCGCCGTCTGTGCTATAATGCACACAGGTGCGTTTCAGAATGAAACGTTTTAGCGTTTATACAGCAGAAAAAATGGGCGCGCGGGTAGACATTCCACTTGACGAACTATTAGGGCTAATTGAGCATCATCGAGGCAACGTCTCGGCAATCGGCCGCGCCAAGAAGGTGACGCGCTACACCATCATGGCCCGAATCAACGAATCGGCCACGGCAACGCGGGCGCTAGAGGACACTCGTGAAACGTTCGTGGATGACGTTGAATCGGCGCTATACAACAACGCGCTAGATGGCAACGTCGCCGCGCAGATTTTTGTTATGAAAGCGCACCCGGCGGCCAAACGGCGCGGCTGGGGCGAACGCCACGAAGTCGCCGGGCCGGATGGGGAACCGCTAACCATCGCCGTCGTCAATGTGGACGTGGATAAGGTATGACTGTCGCGGCCGTCATCCAGCGAACGCCAGTTGGCTTCACCCCTTACGGCGGCGCGGCGCGGTTTATGTACTGCCAAGACCCGGAACTAATCATCGGCGGGCCGTATGACACGGG